ACTCAGAACCCACTGATCAGCCCGGCACATGTGATGGCTGCGGTGAATAGTTTGTACCGCGATGAGGGTGCGCCGCTAATCATTGGCTGTGACCCGGCGGGTGACGGCGTGAACGATGCCGACCGCACGGCGATTGCCTTCCGCAGGGGCCGCATGGTCTTCCGGTTGGAGTATCACCAGGGCCTGACCACGATGCAGATCGCGGGCAAGCTGGCTGAGTACAACCGGGACATGCAGCCCGACATGATTTTTGTAGACAAGGGCGGCCTTGGTGCTGGTGTGTATGACCGCCTGGTGGAGCTTGGGATTACGGTGATCGGCGTGAATAGCGCCACGATGGCCACTGACTCCGAGCGCTTTGAGAACAAGCGGGCTGAGATGTGGTGGAACATGCGCGACTGGTTCATCAATGGACCAAACCGTATTCCCAACAACCCGGCACTGATCTCTGACCTGACGGCTCCTCAGCCCAAGGTGAGCTCCAACGGCCGCAAGTTGCTGGAGAAGAAGGACGACATGAAGAAGCGCCAGGTGCGCAGCCCGGATGGTGGTGATGCAGTGGCACTGACCTTTGCAGATCCTGTAAGCCATCGGGTGCATGTGATGGGGTACCAGGCGCCCAACAGGCCTGCGACGACATCGGCCGGATATTAACGAAATGTGCACTCAGTGCACACTTTCCCACAAGGACCAACATGAACGATACAAGCTACGAAGCCGCATGGGCTGACGAAGAAAAAGCTGTTGCCCCGGCTGAGAAGCCCATGGGTAAGCAAGAAGAAAAACCTGGTGCTTCCGCGCCAGCTCCAGCAGTGGCTGAGGCTGCAGCGGCTTCCAATGCTGCGCCTGCTGGGGGGCCGCCCCTGGTTGCCGTTGTGGCTGCCGTGGAGCCCATGAGCGGACCCGAGGCCAAGGCCAAGCACGAGGCTGCCATGGCGAGTGACGCCGAGGAGTTCCAGAAGGCTTTTGCCGAAACGCCTGACGTCAAGTAATGAGCGAAGAACTTCAGTACGCGCTGGCCGCCAAAGAGGCATTTTTAAACGACGGGGATACTGCCGTCTTGGCTGCCCTGGGCCCGCGCTTGCTGATTGAGTTTGCAGAGGCGCAAGAGGCTAGGCGTACGACCGAAGAGCGTTGGCTCAAGGATTTACGCCAGTTCAAGGGGCAGTACGACCCCGAGGTGCTTGAACTGATCGGGCCCAAGCGCTCGCGTGCATTCGTGCGCAAGACCCGCGTGAAGGTGAAGACGGCCAACAGCCGTGTGCAGGATCTGCTATTCCCCGCGGGCAGTGATAAAAACTGGGACGTGGACAGCACCGCGATCCCGAGCGTGTCGCCTGAGCTGCGTGCACAGGTGCTGCAGATGTTGCGCCAGGTGGCCCAGCAGCAGAAGATTTCCCTGACGCAGGAGATGGTCGACAAGGCCGTTGCAGAGCACTGCAAGCAGGCATCCAAGGGCATGGCCACGGCTATCGAGGACCAGCTCTCCGAGGTCCGCTACAAAGAGATTTGCAAGCAGGTGATCCACTCGGGTCATCTGTATGGCACTGGTGTGCTCAAGGGCCCGCTGGTGGAGCGCCGGGTGCGTTCGCGCTTTGTGCTCGAGGGTGGCAAGTGGTGCGAGAAGAGCGAGGCCTATGTGGTCCCGTTCATCGACTACGTGCCGCTGTGGCGCCTGTACCCCGACATGGGTGCGGAGACGGTCGCCAAGTGCCGCTACATCTACGAGCGCCATCAGATGATGCACTCGGATCTGGCTGAGCTGGCCGAGCGCAAGTCTTTCCGTCGCGACATCATCATCAGCTACTTGAAGTCTCACCCGCGCGGCGAGCTCAACATCAAGCTGGTTGACAACGAGCTCAAGATCATTGGCGATCGCTCTGAGAAGCAGGGCAGCGTTGATGGCAAATACGAGGTGCTGGAGCGCTGGGGTTGGCTGACTGGCACGGATCTGAAAGAGGCAGGCCTGGAGGTTCCAGAAGACCGCATGCACGAGAGCTTCTTCAGCAACGTGTGGCTATTGCCCAATGGCGAGGTGATCAAGGCCGTACTGCAGCCCATCAACGGTGTGACCTGGCCGTACCACTTCTACTACTTCGACAAGGACGAGACATCGATCTTTGGCGAGGGCTTGTCTAGCGTGATGCGCGATGACCAGACCATGCTGAACGCGGCAACCCGCCTGATGCTGGACAATGGCGCAATCACATCAGGTGCGATGCTCGAGGTGTCTCAAGGCTTGCTGTCGACCATGGAGTCGGGCGAGATTGAACCCTGGAAGATTTTTAAGCGCAACGACAAGAGCCCAGGCACACCGGCGGTGCGGGCCATTGAGATTCCATCCAAGTTGGCCGAGCTGTCCGGCCTGGCCGATCGCTTCGAGAACAACGCCGATGAGGTGAGTGCGATACCGCGCTACATGACTGGCGAGAACGTGAGCCAGGGTGCTGCAGGTACCGCGGCCGGCATGTCGATGCTGATGGGTGCAAGCAACATCATGATCAAGGATTTGATCAGCAGCTGGGATGAGGGCATCACGGTGCCATTCATCAAGGCGATGTATCGCTGGAACATGCAGTTCAATCCGGACCCCAAGATCAAGGGCGACTTTGATGTCAAGGCCCGGGGGTCTTCGAGCCTGGTGGCGCGTGAAGTGCGTGCACAGCAGCTCGATATGTTCAGCCAGGCTGTGGCCAATCCGATGGACGCTCCATTCATCAAGCGTGACAAGTTGCTGCGCCAGCGGGCTGAGGCCCACGAGCTCTCCGACATTGTGAAGACCGAGGAAGAAGTCCTGGCCGAGCAAAACACCGAGGCTACCCAAATGCAGCAGCAGATGGCGATGCAGATGGCCCAGGCCCAGGTACAGGAGCTGATGCAGAAGGTGGCCCTACTGACAGCCCAGGCTGCCAAGGCTATGGCCGAGGTGGAGCTGGTCCAGGCTAAGGCTATTGAGTCCAAGGTGGGTGCTGTGTACAGCGCACTCCAGGCAGGCGGGACTGTGACCCAGAGCCCCTACATTGCCCCAGCTGGCGACGAGATCCTGCGCAGCGCTGGCTGGACGGATAAGACGCCTGACCCGAGCATCGCCCAGCTGGGTGGTCCACCGGTTCAGGATGGTGGGATGCAGATGCCCGAGCAGATTCAACCCATGCAGACGCCTGGCCAAGGGATGCAGGCTGGCATTGAGACGGCAGAGATTGAATGATAAGACCCGACCTTAGCAGCATCGTGCACGCCGAGCTGGTAGGCGCAACCGAGGTGGTGCGCGCCTATTCAGAGTCTGATGGCTCCAAGGCCATGGTGAAGATGCTAGACGCCCTGGCCCAGGGTTACGCGATGGACATCGTGGATTGCACCGTGAACGAACTGGTGCACCTTCAAAGCTGCATCAAGCAGATCTATGCACTTCGTGCAGTGATCAGCAACGAGACTCAGAACATACCCAAGATCTGAGAAAAGATTCTTAGCCCCAGGCAACAACGAGCCCCTTCATTGGGGCTTTTTTACGTCTGGACAGTTAGGCCGGTATCACCGGCAGTACGCCAGTGAAAAGGAAAACCACCATGGCAATGAAGACCCCAGAACAGGCAAAGATGGATGCAGATGAGTTTGCAGCCGGATATGCCGAAGACCAACCCAAGACGGCGGAGATGTCTGAGGACGAGGCTTTTGGCCTTGCTCCTGAAGCGCCTGCAGCACCTGAGCCTGCTGTTGCAGAGGCTGCCGCTGAGCCCGTGGCTGAAGCCATGCCGCCCGAGGCGCCTGCCGTAGCGGATGCTGAGAGCGCCTCTGCGGGTGGTGCAGCTGTCGATGAAGCGCCTGGCGAGGACATGCCTACCGATCCAGCCGAGCTGCAGCGCATGAAGTCCTGGGAGGGCCGCCTGCGGGCGCGTGAGGCTGAGCTCAAGGCGATGGAAGCCTCTATGAAAGGTGGCGCCACAGAAGCCGCTGCCGAGGGCGAGACACCCGCCATGGAAGCTGCTGAGCCTGCCTCTGCCGAGAAGATTGAAAACGTGGCTGAGCAAGTGCAGTCCGGTGACCTGACGATGGAGCAGGCCATGAAGGTATTGGCCAGCGACTTTGGCGAAGACTTCACCAAGATGCTGGACGTGTTGATCACGGCCAAGGCCTCCGAGATTGCAGGCAAGACGGCCGACGAGAAGGTGTCTGGTGTCAGCAGCAAGCTCGATAGCGTGGTGGAGGACATGACCAAGGACCGCCTCGATACGCACTTCGAGTCCATCGAAGACGCGCACCCTGATTTCCGTGAAATTGGCGCGAGCCAGGAGTTCCGGGACTGGGTGGAAGGCATGCCGGCCACGGAAAAAGAGATGGCTATCAACACCATCAACGGTGGTCGCTCGCGCGCCATCACCAAGCTGCTCACCAGCTACAAGGACTCGATGAAGGCGCCCGCACAGGATACGCCAGACGAGAGCGCCATGGACGCAGCTGAAGGTGTGCGTGGCAAAAGCTCTTTGAAGCTTCCTGACCCGGTCGCCAAAGGCGAAGGCTACGAAGAGGCCTGGAGCCAGTTCTGATGATTTAGGTCGCAAGACCAAACCCTTGACGGTTGGTTACCTGTCCGCCTTGCCTAGTGGGCGTCATCACTGGGCAACTTTGAGCACGACACCAGTCGCGCTGGCCAGGCATCGGGATAAGTCGCAAGACTCCCCAGAAGGATGTCGTCGGCCTGCATACGGCAATCGCGTCATTCGCTCTTTTTGATTTGTCCCGCAAGGGGCTTTGTATTTCTCAATCCATCAAAAGGAAACAACATGGCAACAGTAGCTTACGGCGATATATCGCCACGCACAGCCGCGTATGCAGAAAAAGAACTTCTGAAGCGCGGTATCCCTTATCTGGTTCTGGAGAAGTTTGGTCAAGCCAAGAGCTTGCCAAGCAACTCTACCAAGGTAGAAAAATTCCGCCGCTACAACGCGCTGTCTAACACCCCAGTGACTATCACTGAAGGTATTACGCCAGCATCGCAAGCATTGACAGTGACTGACGTCACCGCCACCTTGCAGCAGTACGGCGGCCTGGTTCAGGTCTCTGACATCATCTTGGACACCCATGAAGATGCTACCCTGAACGAAGCGATCAACCTGCTGGGCGAGCAAGCCGCGCAGATGATCGAGAAGATGCGTTTCGGCATCGTCAAGGCCGGCACCAACGTGCTTTACGCCAACGGCGCTGCACGCAATGCGGTCAATACCGTGATCTCCACGGCCAATCAGCGTAAAGCTGTTCGTGCACTGAAGCGTCAGAACGCGCGCCCGATCACATCGATCGTTCGCTCCACTGCTGCTTACGGCACCGACAACGTGGCGCCTGGCTTTGTGGGTCTGTGCCACCCCGATATGGAAGGCGATATCCGCCTGATGACGGGCTTCACGCCTGCTGAAGACTACGGCTCAATCTCCCCATGGGAGAACGAGTTGGGCAAGGTGGACGATGTGCGCTACGTGACCAGCACGATCTTTGAGCCATGGACCGATGCAGGTGGCGCCAAGGGTGCGATGTTGTCTACGTCTGGCGTCAACGCCGACGTGTACCCCGTCATCTACCTGGGACGCGATGCCTACGGGATCATCGCCCTCAAGGGTCAGTACGCGGTCACGCCAATGGTGTCTAACGCCAAGCCTTCGGATTCCGATCCTTTGGCGCAGCGTGCGTCCGTGGCCTGGAAGGCGCTGCAAACCTGCGTGATCTTGAATGACGCATGGATGGCTCGCATGGAATGTGCCGCTACTGCCTAACAGCGTTTAGCTGATTCAAAACAGCCACCCTAACCCGGTGGCTGTTTTGCTTTCCGAAACCATTTTCTTGAAAGAAAACCATGTCAAAACTCTCTGACTTAACGAGCCAAGCTGTCATCGACTTGCTGGGTAATATGAACTACACCCGGGCCGCCTTGGCCATCGGCACTGTGAAGTCTGGCTTCAACACAACTAACGCAATCACCTACACAGTGAATGGCGTGCAGTACTCGTTGGCAGCCCAGACATCCACAGCGCTGACTGTGACCCACACCGACAACGGAAACGTCGTTGGTGGCGGCTACGTGCAGCCCGTGTTGACCACCGCCTATTACACGCTTGGCGTGAATGCGGCCGGCACGATTTGCGTTGTGCAAGGTACCTACCTGGGTCAGGCGATGCCTTTGTCCCAGGCTGGAACCTCCTCTGTAGGTACGGGTGCTGTTCCTACAGCTCCTGATGGCTACACATCTTTTGGCGTGATCAAGGTCGCGCTGGCTGGCGCTGCCACCTTCACACCTAACACCACTTTGCTGGATGCGGCCAACGTGACCGCAACCTACTTCAACATTGGTGTGTTCCCCGCCGGCCTGCTGTAAAGCACGTCGCGCCTTGAGGCCCTGCGCAGAAATGCCCAGGGCCTTTTTTTCGTCTGCCATTTTTTACAGGTAACCCCATGACAACCAAAAATGAAACCAAATCCCAGTCCCAGGTGACGACGCTGGATGACGCACCTAAGGTGACGATCCCAGTTGAAGTGACGATGCCTGGCAATGCCAACGGCAACCCAGACTTCAGCGGCAAGATGGAAGTGATCACCATTCACAGCAGCGACGGCGAGGCCGGGGGTGATGCGGTGTTTTTGGGCCACAACGGCTACGCCTACCAGATCCCGCGCGACAAGCCGTTCCCAGTTCCTGCCGAGGTAGCGCAGATCCTGCGTGACGCCAAGGTCTCTACCTACGTGACGGGTGAGGGCGGCGTGGTGACCGAGCGCCATCGTCCTCGCTATGCGTTCAGCTCCGAAGCCGTTGCGGCCTAAGCCATGACGCTTGACGACTTCTTTCCGTTCATCATGACGGAAGTGGATGGCGTGCCAGATCCGACCGTGCGCGCCAGGCTGCTGCTGGTGGCGGCGGATTTCTGCCGTCGCACACTGGCCTGGACTGAACTGCAAGAGGCCGTCCCGCTGGTCAGTGGCCAGCAGGATTACGAGATTGATAAGCCCTCCGGGGCGTATGCCTACACCGTTCTGGATGTGCTGGTGAATGGCGTGCGCCTGACATCCAGGCCTCTGACGGAATTGCAAAACGAGACCAGCACCTGGTCGATGTCAGGCTCGAATGCGCCGGTTTATTACAACGCCTCGATTGAGCGTGGGTCTGTACGACTTTTCCCGATACCGACCAACATCACCACTGAGGTGCTGCAGGTGCGCGCAGCGTATGTGCCCACCTTGAAGGCGACCACGCTGCCTGACTTTTTGGGCACGCAGCACATGGACACGATCTCCAGCGGAACCAAGGCGCATCTGATGATGATGCCCGCCGTGGGCTGGTCTAACCCGCAGCTGGGCGCGTATTACCAACAACGATTTGAGCAAGGCCTTCTTGATGCACGCATCGAGGAGCTTCATGACCGCGTGCCTGGCTCTCTGACCGTGCGGCCGCGCGCATTTGGATTTTGATTTAACCAAGGACACACCATGCCTATCGCAGCAAGTTCTCTCATCCAGCGCGCCACTGGCCTGCTACAAGACCCCACTTCCATCCGCTGGCCCGTAAACGAGCTGGTGCGCTGGCTCAATGACGGTCAGCGCGAGATCGTATTGATCCGCCCAGACGCCATTAACGTGACGGCCACCATGACGCTGGCCGCTGGCTCGCGCCAGGATTTGGATGCAGCCACTGGCATCACGGTGCTGCCCATCAAGCTGATCGAGATCACCCGCAACCTGGCAGCCACCAGCACCAAGCAGTCGGTGACGATGGTCCCTCGCAAGATCATGGATGCGCAGACCCCGAACTGGCACCAGGTGACGCCAAGCGTGAACATCCTGCATTACATGTTTGATACGCGCGATCCGAAGACGTTCTATGTGTACCCACCCGCGACCGTTTTGGCGCAACTGGAGGTGAACTACTCGGGATACCCGACCGATATTGCTGAGCCCGCAGACGGCGTGCTGTGGGGTGCGGTGACAGGAAACATCACGGTACCTGATATTTACGGCAGCGCCCTGGTGGACTACATGCTCTACCGCGCTTACAGCAAGGACGCCAGCTACGCAGGCAACGCCCAACGTGCTTCGAGCTACCTGGCGGTGTTTAACGGTGCCCTGGGTATCGAGCGCTCGGCGACCGAGAAGTTCTCGCCGGTGGTGTCGCGCGAAGCTGTGGGCGACATGGCCAGCGCCGGGCCACGCGAGTAACAACATTCACGAGGACTAAAAAATGCCACTCAATACCCAAATGACAGACTCGGCAGTGAACGCGCAAGCGTCTGCCCTGGCTACCCTTTGCAACTCCGGCCTGATCCGCGTGTACGACGGCACGCAACCGGCAACTGCAGACACTGCCTTGGGCGCGCAAGTGCTCGGCGTGACTCTGACGTTCGGCGCTACGGCCTTCGGTGCGCCATCCAGCGGGCTGCTGACGGCCAATGCCATTACTTCGGGTGTCGCAGTGGCTTCCATTACACCAACCTGGGCCCGCATTCTCCAGAGTGACGGCACGACCGTGGTGATGGATATTTCGTGCGGCACATCGTCGTCCAACATGATTATTGGCGCCTTCACCAGCGGCACTACGGTCAGCGCCAGCGCATTTACACACGACGTTCGCAACTCAACCAGCGGCATCTAAGCCATGCTCCTGAACGGCAGCGCGCTCAATACCACGGAGATTAATGGCTCCGAGGGTGGGCTGTCGCTTGCCGCTTCTTCAGAGCAGGCACAAGGTTCAGCGGCGACCACCGGGTTAGCACTTAGCGGGGCGGTAGCGTCCAGTCAGGCGCAGGGAACGGCGGGTACTACGGGACTCGTAGTAAGCAGCACGGTTGCATCCAGTCAGGCGCAGGGTGCAGCGGCAACTACAGATCGTGCACTCAGTGCACTTTCCTCGTCGGCGCAGGCACAGGGAACCACGGCTGCGGGCGGTATCGTACTCAGTGCGGCGTCTGCGCAAGCTCAGGGTTCTGCAGCAACTACGGCACGGGCTGTCAGCAGCACAGCAACCTCCAGCCAGGCACAAGGAGCAGCAGCTACAACCGCTCTTTTCGTTGCGTCTTCCACGGGGTCCAGTCAAGCTCAAGGATCGGCAGCTACGACAGGGCGCGCGCTGAGTTCAACCCTTTCGACCGCGCAAGCGCAGAGCACCGAATCGGTCTTGCTGCAACAAGGTTCGACAGCCACATCGCAGGCACAGGGCGCAGCCGCTACTACCACGTTGGTAGTAAGCGCGGTAGTTGCATATAGCCAAGCCCAAGGCGCTCAGGCGACAACAGGCTTAACCCTTGCCAGCGCAGCAGCATCTAGCCAAGCCCAAGGGTCCGCTGCCACTACCGGCGCAAGCCTGGGGTCCAGTGCGGCATCTAGCCAGGCGCAAGGTAATGCGACAACGACCAGTAGGTCAGTCGGCAGCTCTGGTACATCCGGCAGCAGCCAAGGCTCCAGCGCAACGCTGAGCCGCGGTGTGACAGGCGTTGGTACGACAGCGCAAGCGCAACAAAGCGCCAGCGCAACAAACCGTGTAGTCGGCGCGTCAGGCGAAGCAGGTCAGGCGCAAGGTGCGCAGGCGACATTCAACTTGCAGATCGCGGCGTACATCGCATCACTGCAAGCACAGAGCGCAGAGGCAGCGGCGGCAATCCAGGAGTTGGCTAGCCAGGCGATATGGCGTGCGTCGGTCCCTGTGGGTCTGTATGACGCGCTGGTACCTATTTCTGCTCGACAAAGTGCTACCCCAGCGGGCGCGTATGCAGCCCAGGTCCAGATAACAGCCCATGCGGGTGCAGTCCCTATCGGTGCGTATGACGCACGGGTTCCGTCGGACGAACTGATTACAGAGGTCTAAATGGCACTAGAGAAATTTGAAAAGCAACCCGCCGATGTGCAGGACTACGACATCAGTTATGTGGACTGGCTGGCGGACCTGAGCGACACCGCGTCGTCCGTGCTGGTGACTACCGACACCGGCATTACCCAGCCGACAGCAGCCACCGTGGCCTTGGGCATCGTGAAGATTTGGCTATCTGGCGGCACCAGCGGCGTCACCTACAAAGTGACGTGCACACTGACCACAGCCAGTAGCCCTGCCCGCGTTAAGCAGGTTGAGATTTTGGTGAAAGTGAAGGAGACCTAATGGCCTTTCTACTCGCCAACAACGCAGCCAGTGCGCTGGCATCGGGTGTCAGCGACTCTGCGACATCCATGACGGTTACGACCGGGCATGGCTCGCGCTTTCCGACACCATCGGGCGGTGACACCTTCCGGGCCACCCTGGTTCGCGCCTCTGACAGCGCCATTGAGATCGTGGATGTGACCGCCCGCTCTGGCGATGTGATGACGGTGATCCGCTCGCAGGAGGGGACTACGGGGCTGACGCTGCTGGCGGGGGATAAGTTTGAGTTGCGGGCTACGGCTGCAGTACTGGGTGCATACCAGCCCATCGAATCAAATAGCAACGCGGACCCAAGCTACAGCGGCGTCTCTCTGTTGGTGCATGGAGACGGTGCCAATGGCAGCACTACCTTCACCGACAACTCAGCCACGCCCAAGACCTTAACCGCGTTTAATGGCGCACAAATCAGCACCACTACCAGCAAGTTTGGTGGAGCCTCGATGCGATTCGTATCGGCCTCAAGCCAATACATCACCACGCCGTCTAGCGCTGATTTAGACATGTCCACTGGCGACTTCACAGTCGAGCTGCATGTATACCCGAATAACAATTCAGCCGACCAAATTTTGGTTTCCTACAGCAACCCCACGATAACGGTTGGTGCTGACGTTGGCTTTTTTGTCGGGCTGTACGGCGTTGCATTTGCAGGAAAGGTTGCAGCAGGGTTTTATAACGGCTCAACCGGCTACCAGGCATTAACCACAGCAGCGCTCAGCGCAGGCGTGTGGAGCCACTTGGCGCTAGTAAAGGCCGCTGGAAACCTCCTACTGTTTCTTGACGGTGTTCAGCAGGGGTCTGCAGTGCCTGCAAATTTTGCAGTCAACACCCCTGGTTCGCGGCAGCTAACACTTGGGCGCGGTGAGGACAACAATTCACGGTACCTCGACGGCTACATAGACGAAGTTCGCATCACGAAGGGAGTGGCCCGGTATACCGCCAACTTTACACCCCCGACTGGTGCCTACTCTAATGCGTACAGTACCAGCACCACTGCGGTCACCACGTCAACTGCCGCCACGCTGACCAACAAGACTATCAACCTCGCCAGTAACACGGTGTCCATGACGCTGGCCCAGCTCAATGCTGCGGTGTCGGATGCGGATGTTCAGCAGGCTCTGGTATCTGGAACCAACATCAAGACAGTCGGCGGCGCCTCCCTTCTTGGTTCTGGTGATGTGCCAATGACATCGGCTTTGGCTACAACGAGTATTAAGACCACGACTTACACAGCGGTCGCTAACGATTTAGTGCGAGTTAACTCGTCTGGTGGTGCTTTCACGGTGACCCTTCCATCTGCTCCTGCAGATGGTGACAAGGTAGGCTTACTCGATGTAACCAATAGTTGTGGCACCAACGCTGTGCTGCTGGCTGCAGCAGGCGGAAGGACTGTAGAAGGGGATGCCGATGGCCTATCTGTCAATATCCCCGGTGCAAGCGTTGAGCTTATCTATAGCAGTACAGGAACTAACTGGAAGGTAGCTCAAACTCCAGTGAGTCCCAGTGGTCCATCAACCACAACGTCACTGACATACACGTACTCAGGCGTTCTACTTTCCCCTTTTGTGGTCTTGCCTTTTAATACGTATGCACCGGCTGTGGGTAGTGGTCTAGAGAGCGTACAGAGTATGTTGATGGGTACAAGTAATACTGAACTCACAAGTCTTACATTCTCAAAGCTGGCATTTTTTGGAACCAATCTAACTCCTAATGGGTGGACTGCCTTAACCAGTATAAGTTTCCCAGAGCTAAGTACGATAAGCGGCAATTTTGGACTTTCCACTATGAATGCTCTAACTACCCTAAGCCTGCCAAAGTTAAAGCATTGTTTGAATTTCCAGCCAACTGGTATGGCGGCGCTTACTACACTCAGCCTACCCGAGTTGACAGCAACAGGAGCTGCATTCACGCCTACTGTTATGGCAGCACTGACTACCATCAGCATACCCAAGTTAGAAACAGTTACTGGTAACTTTAGCCCTGCTACGATGGGTAGCCTTACTACACTAAGTGCCCCAGTGCTAACCGTAGTCGGTGGTAATTTTGCCCCGACAACTATGGCTTCGCTGACTACATTGAGCATGCCAGAACTACAGCTTATAGGTGGCACTTTAGCGCCTGGGACATTAGGCGCACTTACGACTCTTAGTTTTCCCAAGCTGGAAGTTATTGGGCAAACCATTGCCCCCGTTGATATGGGCAACCTTACTAGCGTCAGTCTACCCATGATTAAGGTAATTGGCGCTACTACCGCTTCAGGTAGCGTTATTTCACTGATTAGCGGAACAGCGGCTTTAACCACTTTTACCCTACCTTCATCATTACGACGCGTAGGTAATGGCGGGGGTAACGTGGTTATTACTTCTGCAGCTTTAACCCAAGCTAGTGTAGACAGCATCTTGGTGCAGCTCGCAGCACTTGATGGTACGGCAGGCACTATAGCGTTTAGCTCAAGGACCGTGACTATTACAGGTACTTCGTCTACTCCTTCCGCTACAGGACTCGCTGCTAAAGCAACCTTGCAGGCTCGCGGTTGCACGGTCACTAATAACTAAGAGGCCAGCATGACCATTACTCTTTCAGGAATAAACAATGGGGCATCTGTAGTCCCACTGCCGGTACTCGCAGGTGGAACTGGCAGTACGACGAGCGCCGATGCGCGCACCGCCCTTGGCCTGGGCAACCTAGATAACACCAGCGATGCTAATAAGCCGGTCTCTACTGCACAACAGACGGCCTTAAATCTCAAAGCCAACCTCGTTAGCCCAACACTTGTTACGCCAGTTTTAGGGGTGGCTACTGGCACATCCTTTAATAGCTTAACGGGGCTCTCTAGCACCACTCCGGTAGTCGCTGGCACTGCTGCTATTGGCGCAGCTACCACTGCAGCACGGGCAGACCACGTGCACCCACTGCAGACTTCTGTTACAGGGAATGCCGCCACGGTAACGACCAACGCCAATCTGACCGGTCATGTCACTAGCACCGGCAATGCGGCTGTTCTTGGTAGCTTCACACTGGCGCAGCTTAATACTGCGGTGTCGGATGGGGACGTGCAGGCTGCGCTTGTCAGCGGCACCAGCATAAAAACAGTCAACGGCAGTTCACTCTTGGGTTCTGGCAACCTTGTGACAACAGCCGAGGTACCACCGGGCGCAATCCTTGCCCTCTATTCCATAGGAGTTATCTAAATGTCAAGCAACGCAAACTTTGCCGCAACGCCCCTCATCGGCAGCGGCACCACCACTACCGCAGACACAACGCTTACTGCACCCACCAACAGCACAGTGGGGGTTATCTTCACTGCACCGCTGACGGGTGCACGCATAGACACCATCGACAACATCACGCTAGGCACATCGGTAGCGGGTATGCACCGCTTGTGGCTGTGTGAGGGTGTGCCAGGGCCAACGGTATCCACTGCTACTTTCAGCACCACCACTGCGACCATCACAACGGCTACATCACATGGCCTGTCCACGGGCAATCTGGTGACGCTGCAAGGCGCGTTCCCGAATGAATACAACATGCGCAACGTGGCCATCACGGTAACGGGGCTTACCACGTTTACGTACACCATGACCACGGCCCCAACAGTTAACGCGACCACGGTGCCCGAGTTTGCCAGCACACCCGCTACGGCGGTCTACCACTTGCTCGAAGAAGTTCCCATTACCGCAATCACCGGCTCGACCACTGTGCAGGCTTTCACCTACTCACTCAACCAGATTGTGAATGGCGACTTGTTGCCTTTGATACTGCCACCCGGCTGGAGCTTGCGCACCACCGTGAGCGTGACGCAAACCCACGCGCTCAAGTCCACGGCACGCGGCGGCAAATTCTAAGGAGCTAAGAAAATGAACAAAGGTACTTTTGGTTTTCCCATGCCGCCAAATATGGCGACTCGTATTGAGCCGCCTGAGTGGACGCAGCATAAGTATGTAACAACTACTACTTCAACAGAGACTGTTCCCGCCAACGTGTACCAAATGTTGGTTTGCGTGGTGGGCGGCGGGGGCGCTGCCGCTGGTCAAACTGCCGGTGGCGGCGGGGGTGGCTATGCGCAGGGAATTATTGATGTAGTTCCCGGCCAACTTTTGCCCAGTATCTCGGTAGGTGGCGCAGGCGGCACATCATCGTTAGGCACCTTGTTAAGCGCAACAGGTGGTGCTAGTGCTTCTGGGACTACCCCCGGAACTGGCGGTACAGGTACTGCTTCTGGTGTGCGTAATCCGTTTACCGCATCAGGTGGTAGTGG